GGAGGTGGGGAGATCTAAGACATCTTCATATTCTTTTAATGTAATTTCAATCCATCCAGATTCAAAGTCAACCCATCTTTTCTGAACTTCTAGATGCGCGATTTGTTTATCCTCCATCATAAGAGAATCCAAGAAAGCTTTTTGTAAATTGTCTATGTCTGGTTTTGACTGATGGAATCTTCCATGATATAATTTTTTTTTCTTCTTTGACCAAGATGGGGGAACCGGAATCACAAATGTAATTGACGCTCCCACCGGAGGCATGACGAAAGATTTTCTTTTTGCTTCAGCTGAAAGTTCTAGTTTATAGTTGTTATACCTCTCTAGTCTAAGTAGTCTTTTTAGGCCGGCTGGTCGTAATTTATCTCTTGGTATTCTGAAAAATATGGAATCACCTTGAGTTGCTCTGACGTGAGTTTGAGGTGTGATGTTAAGAATTACTTTCCTCAAGTGATACGTTTTTTACTGCCTTGATCAAAATAGTTTCCATCATCTTTTTTAATGACCATTGCTTTTTGTCTGCTAGAATAGTTAGCTTGTCAATGACTTCTTGTTCAAGTTGAACTTCTTTTCTTAATTTATTCATTCCGTATAGTTTACGATAAAGATACGAAACAATCATATAACGACAAAAAAAACCTCCTTTTTTAAGGGAGGCTCAAAGTAATAACAAACCAACTAACCGAGTTTAATACTTTAATTTAGTCATCATTGATAACTTAGAAGATTTCTTTTTCATATCTGCTTTTTCCGGAGCTTTATTCTCTGGACGAGATTTATATTGTTTTTGCATAGAAGCCTCAAATTTAGCCTTTAAACTAGGCTTACCCATCTCTCCTACTTCTTTATTAGATCTTAGCATTTTGAAATCCTGAGAGTCAATTTTGCCGTTCTCGTTCTTATCTAATTTTGATTGATTTCCTTGCATTTTTATTGTTTTTATTATTACATTCTTGCTTTAGCTTGAGCCTTTCTCTTTTCAGCTTCAAGAATAGCCATTGCCCTTGCTCTTCCTCCTGCTTTTTTCTCAGCAGCAATTCTTTGCATTCTTTCTTTAAAAGTTTCTTTGAACTTTGAGAAATCACTACCTGCGGCTGGACCTGTTTTAGTAACTTGAAGCATTTCTGAATCAGGGATTCTTTCTACATCCTCATCACCTTCAATAGATTTATATTTAGCTTTTACTGAAACATCTCCAGTTTTAGGATCAATTTCCGTTCTTCTTGTACCTTTTAAACCTAAAGATTTATATGCAGAACCAAAGTCTTTTTCTCCTTGAGTTAATTCGGCTTGCTCTTCTTTCATTTGCTCAATTCTAGCCATTTTTGCATCAGTATCTGATTTTGATATTGATTTTGGCGCAGAAGGCATTACTTTCTTTTGATAAGTAGTAACTGTTTCAGCCGGCTTTCTTTTACCACCGCCAAGCTTTTTCATTGATTTTAACATAGCTATGTTTTTGTACCCAAATATACCATATTTTCACCATTCCCATCCCATATTACAAAAAAAAATTTTAAAACATCTGCATAAACATTTGTTTAAGCTACCCCCCCGCGCCAAAAAGTCCGTTCATTTTTCGGGGTTTTGATTTTCTTGCACCCAGTACCCCGTTTTTGCGTTTTCCCTTGCATTTTCTTTGTGTGTGGTGTGTGGTGTGGGTTTGGTGGGTGTTGGGCTTGGCTTGGTAGGTCATGCAATTACTACCGCTTTGCCTTGTGGCTGGGTGGTTACTTGCTTTGTTTTATATGTGGGGGGATGGGGGTGTGTAACTTAAATTTTGTAGCTACAATTAGCGATAATTAATTTAATTTTGTAGCTACATTTCACTTTTTAGTATTAACTTTGTAGCTACAATTTATTTTATGAAAAAAAGCAACCCAATTGGAGTAAGATTTGACTTATATAAGTTGGAAATGATTCAAAAAGAGCAAAATTTGACATCTGTTCAGCAAGTGGTCAATTATTTGATGGATAATTACGGCAAAAGCGCCTCAAATTTGGAAGATGTACGCAAATCGGTACAAATACCAGTACAAAGTGAAAAAAAGCCAATTTTGGAGCCTCCTAATCACTTAACTGGAATAGATTTAGTGATATGGAAAGCTGAAAATCAAAAATAATTCGTAAATTAGCGTATGAAAAACAAACTACAGATGATGAAACGCGCGGATGGATCATATTCTCGTAGGGGATTATGGGATAATATTCGTGCCAACAAGGGTAGTGGTAAGAAGCCAACTGCCGAAATGTTGAAACAAGAGAAAAAAATTAAAGCAATGAAAAAAAATAAATAGTTATGTCAGGAGCTTGGCAAAGAAAAGAAGGTAAAAATCCAGAAGGCGGATTAAACGCAAAAGGTCGTGCATCTTATAATGCTGAAACTGGTGGCAATTTAAAAGCCCCAGTTAAATCTGGCGTTAATCCTAGAAGGGTTTCTTTTGCTGCTAGATTTAGTGGCATGTTAGGTGCTATGAAAAAGCCTAATGGAGAACCTACTCGTAAGGCATTAGCATTAAAAGCTTGGGGATTTGGTAGCGTTGAAGCTGCTCGTAAATTCGCAAATAAACATAAGAAATCATAATGGATAAAGACGTTTGTGTAACTCATGACATTTTATTGGAAGATGGTGTATGCGTAAAATGTCTTTCTGAAGATAATAAATAAGGCGGTTTTTTAGGCCGCCTTTGTTATTTACTTCCACTCCATCTTATTTATCCTGTAATTTTCTTCGTTTCTATATGTAATAATTATACTATTATATTGAAATATCTCTACCGAATAATTAATACCATCTCTAGTCCATTCGGAAATAAAGTTTGACTTTTCATTTCTCACCGCTTCCATTTCATATCCCTTAAAGTCTTTGTCGTAAGGTGATTTGAAAGATTCTGAATACATATCTGGGTTACCGTATTTGTCTGAAAATACTTTTACATACTTTTTATAGTTTGCAAGCAATTCATCCCATGTATCAGCATCTCCAACATAAGCCGTCAATACAACTGGCTTATTTGATTTAATAGTATTTACTATATATACTCTAGCAAGTTTGTTATCGTATTCTCCTGAGAGCTTTGTGGTTTCACCTGCTGCGTAATCAAAAGTAAATCCTTTTGTTTTCAACTTTGATAATAATAGGTTTCTATCTTCTTTTAAATTAATACCATCAAATATCTGCGACATTGCAGTGTTTACTAAGAAGATAATGATTAGTGTGGTTGTTATTAGCTTTTTCATTTTTTTGGTTTTGTGGTTATTAATCTTGTTCTGCTTGCATTTCTAAAATCTGTCTGCCTTTGTCTGATAAAGGCCTTGCAAATAGTCTTAGTTTCTTTCCGGTTGTTGGACATAAAAATGTTATACCAACGTCCATGTAAGACTTCAATACTATCTCCATTACGCCATCTGAGCTTTCACTAGCACCAATTACATGTGGATCATCATAATCAAATTGCATACAAAAGTCGCATCCATCAAGTACTTGTGCATTAGATGGTAGGTTGAGTTCTTTTTCTTTTTTCTTAGCCATTTTTATTTATTTATTTCGTTAATGTCAACAATTTTTACTTCTTCTCCGTTTATCATAGCATCTAATGTAGATTCTATAATTTCTCTTTGTTCCGGGTTCAATAAAGCAACCTTTTCAACTATAGCTGGAACTGCAAAAACATCACTTTGTATTTCGTTTTTAATTCCAATTCTAACTTCAGTTGTAAGAAACGGGTGGGTTATAATATCATTAAAAATCCAATCTATTTTTTTACTATAATTTTTAAATATCCTTTCTCCCTGTGAGTTGGGGAACTGCCTGCAAAAATCTTCTAATTGCTCTTGAGCCATTTTTAAATTTTGGATTGCACTTATGATATTAGCTCCGGTCATTTATTGAAATTTAGATGTTTGTTTTCAAGTTCAAATAAAAATTCTCTTGCTTTTTCTACTTTATGCTGAATCTTTAAAATGTCATCTTCGTTTCTTTCAACATTGAATATTAATATCCTTTCTGAAATATCAATATCATCAAAAGTCAAACTAAATTCTAATTTAAGAGCTTCTTTTACATATTCTGGGCTTTCTTCTGAAATAACATTCATCTTATTAAGTAAGTATCTTTTCTCTTGCTCAACAATGTTGAATGGGGTATTCACAAGACAGTATGCAATATGCCCACTAGTAGCAGCTGTAAGCCACATGTAAGATTGAAGTTGCCAGTAATACAAATTATCAAGTTTATCTGGTATATTTCCTAAGAATGTCCAAAGGTCATAACTTGATTTAATATCAATAACTTTATTTGGATTAACAGTAATTATATCTGGATGCCCTGATATGTAATCATTAGTAAATCTATGTTCATTTTTATCATAATCTACTCCCCAAAAATTATTTAAAAGATCAATTGAATCATCTTCAACCTCAACACCTTTCTTCATTTGTTTTGTTTGTATATCTCGCTTTCTACCATATTTCTCAGCGATATAAACTTCAATTAAATGTTTTTGTGCAGTTTTTGATAATAAACCGGCTTCTTTGTCGGCTTTAGTTACCGGCTCTGTCATTAAATACCCAACAGAACTTGATCTAATAAGTGTTTCGCTCCAGTTCATAATTAAAGGTTGTTTAGTTTGTTATTATAATATTCCAGCAATTCAAGATTGTTTTTACACATTAGTTCCCAAGCTTTTAATTCTTGTTTTGTTGTGCAAGAATCAATAAACTCTTTTGTTCTTTCTGTTAAAGTCTTTTTTGACTGTGTTGGTATTACCTTTTCAGCAATTGGTTCATCTTGTTCAAAATAAAACCCAGCTTCTTCAATTTGCTTAACACTCTTTTTATGGTATTCTTCAACAAGTTGTCTTGCGTTATCAAGAGCTTTATCTGCTGATTCACCCGGATTCAAAGCAAATTCAACCCCTATTTTTTCTGATGAATAATTACCTAAATTAAAAGTTCTAGTGTAGTTGATGGTTTGTATGTGCATATTACTTATTTTAGTCTGGTTACATTTGTTTTATTTTCATCTGCTTTAATTTTAAAAACTTTTACTTTATGCTCTTCTTTTCTTTTAAGATTTGAAACCATAACCATTACTGAAGTATATGGGTTTTCTAATAGTAAACTTTCTCCTACCTTAAGATCCGATACTTTACTTGATACCGAATCTGGACTAATGTTTCTTGCCATTTTATGTTTTTTTTTAATGTTTGAGTACAAAATTAATTTAATTAATTTAATTAAAAAAATAAATTTAATTAAACTTCTTCTTTACCAAATTTAATTTGGACCTATATTCAATAATTAAGGCTTTTAATTCATCTTTAGTTGGCTTAGCAACCTGTCTTGCTAATTCTCTCAAATATTCTACAACACCATTATTCTCTGCATCTAACTTATATTCAAACTCCTCTAGATTACCAAGCTTAAAATAATTTTCTTCCATTGATTGTGGCCTACAATTAGCTTCTAACCATCTGGTTCCAAGATTTGCCCTTGGTATAAAATGACCGCATTGTATTTCCTGCCATCTCATTTTTTTCCCAGATGTATAACATTCTACCATACCATCTTTACTGGCATATTTACATCTAATATACTGGCTAAATACATGATCTAAATCTGAAACAAGATTTTGAAAACTTTCTCCATCATCTTCAAATTCTTCCATTCTTTTTTGCGTAGATTCAATAGTAGCGCATTGTTTACACATCTTTTTTGAAAAATGGTAATCAATGTTTCCGCATCTAACGCATCTCTTTTTCTTTACTATTATCGTTGAATTTCTCATCTTCTTTTAGTTTATGTAGTTTGTTATTTATGAATTTATATTTACCAGCGTATTTACCATCTTTTGTTACTTCTATTATTAAATCAAGCTTTTTAGCCAATTCATATATTAGTTCTCTATTTTCCATCTATTTTTATAAATTCTTTTTTATATTTTTTATATATTTTTTCCAATTGTTCTCCAGTTTCATACCAAAATCCTGACAATACTCCAGTTTCAGCAATAGCATACTGAACTTCTATTATTGCTTTAAAAGCATTTTGTCTACCATGTTCTATATTAATAACATATCCATTATCTTTTGGAACTTGCATATAATACATTAGTAATTCTTCGGCCTTTTCTTTTGGTGTCATAATTTATTTTATGCAAATTTAATTAAATTAATTAAACCACAAAATTATTTTTAAAAAAAATTAAAAATATTTGGGAATTTAGAAATTAATACTATTTTTGCTATTCAACAATAAATTTTATGGAAGAAATTAAAACAATGAAGCTTCATGAACGAATCAAGGAAGCTATGGATGGTCGCACTCAGCGTTGGCTTTCATTAAATGCCAAGATACCAGAATCGGAATTATCGCGCAAAATGCAAGGTAAATTACTATTTACTGATAGTGAGATTATACGCATAAATGAAGCTTTGAAAACCGATTTAATAAACGATTAAGATTTTAAAATGCCAAAAGATACATTCTACTTCTCACACGACTATAATGCTCGTAATGATGAGAAGATAAAAAGGTTGATTAGAAAACATGGCATGCAGGGGTATGGTGTTTTTTGGTCAATAGTAGAAGATTTATACAATAATGCGAACGCATTGCGAATGGATTACGAAGGCATTGCGTATGATTTAAGATCGGATAGCGACCTTGTAGCGAGCGTAGTAAATGACTTTGATTTATTCATTTTTAATGGTGATTATTTTGGCAGTAATTCTGTTCAAGAAAGACTAGAACAAAGAAATGATAAAAGTGCAAAAGCAAGAAAATCAGCTAGTTATAGATGGGAAAATGCGAACGCAATGCAAACGCAATCCGATAGCAATGCTAAAAAGGAAAGGAAAGGAAAGGAAATAAAAGGAAAGGAAATAAAAGAAATAAATATATCGTTTGATATTTTCTGGGATTTATATGACAAGAAAGTGGGTGATAAAGTGAAATTGAAAAAGAAGTGGGAGTCATTGCAAGATTTAGATAGAAAATCAATTATTGACTATATCCCAAAATACAAGACTATCCAACCAGATAAAAAATTTAGGAAGGATCCACAAACTTTCTTTAACAACAGTTCATGGAATGATGAATTGGTTGGTTTAGATTTACCAAAGCAGCAGATTTATAAAAATAATGATTTTGAAGCTTACAAGAAAAGACAACAGGAATTAGGAAAAACTTTAAATTAATACGATGATAGCTACTATTTTTAAAAACATTTTTAGCAAGGAACCTCACTACATCACAATTGAAAAAGCTTTAGAAAGGATTAAATTTGGTTCAAGTAAGGAACTGGTTACCGAAATCAGAAACACTCTTGACAAGGAAAAGGCTAATAAGATTAAGTTAAATTTACCATCAGTTTGCTTTAGCGGTAAGTTTGGTAACGACAGAAAAGATGAGCAACTTATTGAGCATAGTGGTTTTATTGTGCTTGATTTTGATGATATATCTGAATTAAGGGATAAGCAAACCGATATAATTTCACATGATTTTGTTTATGCCTGTTGGGTTAGCCCATCTGGTAATGGATTAAAAGCATTGGTAAAAATAGCTGACGGTTCAAAGCATAGAGAGCATTTTCAGTCTTTACAGGAAGTATTTCCTGAAATTGACAGGAGTGGAATTAATGTAAGTAGGGTTTGTTACGAAAGCTTTGATCCTGAAATTTATGTAAACGAAAATGCTTTAGTGTTTGCAAAAGCTAAGAAAATTGAGAAGATAACCGTAACTGAAAACCAGAATATTGATGATTCCGAAAACTTTCGTAGAATTTTAAAATGGCTTACGAATAAGAACGATGCTTTTGTAACAGGTGAGCGAAATACATATATTTTCAAATTAGCTTCAGCATGTTGCCGCTTCGGTATTGATGAAAGCGCCGCATTAGGCCTAATTTCGGCAGAATATACCGTTAGTAATGACTTTACTATGTCGGAGATGAAAAGTGCCGTAAAGAGCGGATATAGGGCAAATAAGAACAATTTTGGAACGGCTTCTATACAGAAAGAGAAGTTGGTTAGTAAAGAAACTAATTATGAGATTGATGTAAAGCGTGAATTTACAGAAGAAAATGGCGAGAATTATAGGATTGAAGATGTGGTTTATGGTATTGATGTTAAGGATAGGGCTTTATCAATAAACGAAAAAGGGTTTGAGAAGATTATGGGGGTTGGTGTACCTGAGCTTGATTATTTGTTTAAGCCAAAAAGAGGAGAAATAACACTGTTGACCGGTATTGGTAACTACGGAAAGACCGCTTGGCAGAAGTCACAGATTTTGGGAAGAATCATAATGTTTGGGGAGAAGATTGCTACATTTTCACCTGAAGATACTCCAGCTGAAGAATATTTTCATGATTATGTTGAGATGTTATTGGGTTGTGAGTGTACTCCATTTAATCCAAATAGACCATCAAATGAGGTTTATGAAGCTGCTTATGATTTTATTTCTAAGCATATATTTTACATCAGCGCAGAAATGCTTTCCCCTACCCCCCAGTATATCAAAGAAAAATTTCTTGAATTGATTGTGCAAGAGAAAGTTGATTTTTGTTGTATTGATCCGTTCAATCAGATGACAAATGATTACAAAGGATTTGGTGGAAGAACAGATAAATATCTTGAAACATTATTAGCTGACTTTTCAAGATTTGCAAAGAAAAATGATGTATATTTCTGGGTAATTGCGCATCCTAAATTAATGGAAAGAGATAAGACAGGTAATTACAAATGTCCAGATGTTTTTGATGTTGCAGATGGTGCAATGTGGAATAACAAAATGGATAACATTTTAGTCTATCATAGACCATTTGCGCAAACGGATCCTAATAATCCTTTAGCAGAATTTCACTCTAAAAAGATTAAAAAGAAAAGCGTTGGCAGAAAAGGTTTTATGTTGGTTGAGTATGTATGGGAAAGAAGAAGATTTTTTATTGAAGGCAGAGATTTTATACAAGAGATGTTGAATAAAAAGAATTATGATTTTTGGAAAAGAAAAGAAGCAAGTCAGGCTTGGTTACCATATCAAGATGAAAATGGGGAAGAAGTAATATTTTAATAATTATAAAAAACAAAACAATGATTAGAATTTCAGTTATTGGTCGTTTAGGCCAAGATGCAGTAGTTAACAATGTTAATGGTAAGACGGTGATTAATTTCTCAATGGCTTACAGTGAAAAGTTTAAAAAGCAAGATGGACAAGAGGTTGATAAGACAACTTGGATTTCATGTGCTTATTGGACTGAAAAAATTAATGTTGCAAGCTATTTAAAAAAAGGAACTTTGATTTACATGGAAGGTAAGCCAGAAGCAAAAAATTATGTAAATGGTAGCACAAACGAAAGTGTTGCACAATTGCATGCAAGAGTAGCTACATTGCAGTTACTTTCTGGTAAACAAGAAGAAGCTCCATTTTAATGTACATACATGAATTAAAAAATATTATAGATGTCCACACCCCACTCGGAAAAGGAAAAGCTATCGCATGGATTGATTACGGAAGCGAAGTCAACACTGTTTGGAAAGTTATATTACACGACAGTGGTATTGTGCGTAATTTTTACGACACCGACATTATCGTCTACCCAAATAGAATGGACGGAGGAAATATTGACTTAGATTATTTTAAAAATAAAAAGTAATACTATGCAACAAGAATTACAATTTGATGGCGCTGATTATGTTAAAGAAAGGGATTATCAAAGGTTAGCTAACAACCATTTTAAACTAAAAGAGCTTATGAAGGATAGTGTATACAGGACGCTTGGAGAAATATCTAAATTTATAGATGTCCCCGAAGCATCAGTATCTGCTGGATTAAGGGATTTTAGAAAAGAAAGGTTTGGTGGACATACCTTGAATAAAAGATATGAAGGAAATGGTTTATATTCGTACCAATTAATCCTAAAAAAACATCAAAATGGCCAAAGTTAAATCTGATTCCAGAAAAATTTCATTCGGTAAAAGAAAGACAGGAAGTGCAAAAAAATCTTATAACAAACACACTCCTAAACCTAAAGAATATAGAGGTCAAGGGAGATAAAAATTAATTATGTATATATTGGAATTATTTGCTGGTAGTAAATCTATTGGTAATGTAGCTGAACAATTAAGAATGAATGTTTACTCAAGTGATATTGAACAATTTGGTGGTATTGATTATGTTGTTGATATTTTAGAATTTGATGTAAATAAAGTTCCATTTAAGCCAGATATTATATGGGCTAGTCCACCATGCACAGGTTTTAGTGTTGCAGCAATAGGCAGAAACTGGACAAAAACAGATGGAGATGCAATACCAAAATCAGACACAGCAAGATTAGGAATAGAATTAGTAAAAAAAACAATTGAGATAATTGATTATTTTAATCCAAAATATTTTTTTATTGAAAACCCAAGAGGCATGCTCAGAAAGTTGCAAATTATGCAACGTTTTAAGCGTCATAGTGTAACATATTGTCAATATGGAGATAGCAGAATGAAGCCAACTGATATTTGGACAAATAGCCAAACTTGGATTCCAAGACCTGCTTGTAAAAACGGAGATACTTGTCATGTTAGTGCGCCAAGAGGTTCAAGGACAGGAACACAAGGACTTGCAAATGCTTTTGAAAGAAGCAAAATACCGAATCAATTATGTGAAGAAATTTTAAAAAGTTGTATATGAATAACAAAGCCGCCAAAAAATTAAGAAGATTATCTGTTGCCCTAGCTGCCGGTTCAGGCAAGACTATTGATGATGCAGAAAGAATCTACAAAAATCTAAAAACAGTATATAAAGAAAATAAAAAAGCCCCTAAAAAATAGGGGCCTAATTTATTTAAGCGTTTGCAGCTGCATTAATTTGCGCTACAGTGGCATTTGTGTAGAAGTAAACAGGTACTTGATTTAAGCCTGTTGGAGCTACTTCAACTATTGAGTTCATAGTTACTCCGTTTGCTACAAATCCAGAAGGAGCTGGGTAAGCTACAAATCCTTCAACTGGGAATCCGTAAGCAATACCAGATGTTGCTGGAGTTCCGTTAGGGTTTAATAAAGCATATTGATTTCTTTGATATGCTGTAATTGATACTATTTGTGCCATTTTATAATGTTTTTATTTGTTTTTTAATTTTTTTGTTAAGGTGCTGTTGTTGTAGTAGTGGTTGTAGGAGCCGCTGTAGTGGTAGTGGTGGTGGTCGGTGCTACTGTTGTTGTTGTTGTTGTAGTTTGAATACCATTTCCATTAATAGCTGCAATTAAACCAGCAACAGTTGCGTTACTGTATAATTTTTCAGCTGGTTGATTAAGGCCACTTGGGTACATAAGAATTAATGAGTTCATTTGTACACCATTTGCCACAACTGTAGAAGGTTGAACCTGTAAGTTAGCAGTTGGTAAAGTGAATAATACACCATTTGTTGCAGGTGTTCCATTTGGGTTCGTTAAATCGTATTGATTTCTACGATAAACATAAACCGATACATGATTTGCCATTTTTTTTTATTTTATTGTTTATAAATTGTTTTAACAAATATACTTAAAATTTACTAATTTTTATTTTAAAAAAAAGTATTAAATTAATTAAATTAGTTCTACATTTGTATTAAATTAATTAAATATGAAATTAATTGCTCCGTCAAATAGAGTTATTATTAAAGTAGATTTAGAAAGTAAAAACAGCCATACTTTTAAAGATGGCACTAAAATCAAGTTGGAAAGGGTTTATGATAACTTTAATATGCGTTATGTAAAACCAGTAAATGCAACAGTTGTAGCAGCTAAAGACATCCCAGAAGGTGCTGAAATATTGATACACCATAATGCTACACATGATACATACAAACTTTTTAATTACCTAAGACCAACAGCAGAAGCTTCTTCTGATATTCAATATTTCTCAATACCTATTGAAGAATGTTTCTTATGGAGAGATGGCCAAGATAAACCATGGCAGCCACTTAATAATTTTGTTACAGGTTTAAGAATATTTGAGCCATATACTGGATTTTTAGAAGGCATACCTTCTACTTTGATTAAAAATAAAATTTACGTTACAAGTGGAGATTTGACTGGTAAGGTTGTAACTACTTTGATATCAAGTGATTATGAAATTATTTATCAGAACGATGATGGCACTGAAGGTAAAATAATTAGATTAAGATATTATCCAGAAGGCCATGAAAGGAATGAAGTGATTGCTATTGACCATGATTTAACATCAAGGGTAATTAATAATGAGGTTTTAATTGGGTATGGAATTTCCGATGCATCAAAATTGGTAACAATATCAACACCAAATGTAGTATGTCTGAATTAGAACAAAAAGTAAAAGAGTTAGAGAAGTCAAATGCTTATTTGACAAGCAAACTTGCTTATTATGAGCAGGATGGAGCAATTAAGCTTTATTATAGCTTGCAAAGAAAGGCAAATGAAATGGCCGAGTTGTTAAATAGGATTAACTTATTGGATATTGAGTTGATTGATCCAAAAGACAAGTCATTTGAAAGATTACAGAAGCTTTGGTCTGAAGCAGGTACTATTACTGAGTCTATTAGGGCATTAGAAATATCCGCTGGCATAAACCAAGAAGGGAAAGAAAGTAAAAAAGAAGCAGTTGTAATAAATAAAAGACCTTTCTCACCAGAAAGTGTTGCTGATGAGATAGGTGAATTAGCAGGCAAACGCTCATAGTATGTACGAAAAAATTGAAAAAGGTTCCACGATTCACATTCAGGGATTAGATTGTAATCTTCCTCCAGAAGGTTATGTATTTAATATATTGACTAAACAAGTTGAGCATAGGGGCATTTACCAAAGGTCGGATATTCAAGATGAGCAATATTGGAAAAGAATACCGTTACCAAGCTGGTATGCTGATACCATGAAAGAATGGGATGAGTATGATAAAAAGAAAAAAGATGAGGCTCCTGAGTTTTATGATGAAAAATTAGAGGAGTTTAAGAAACAGGAGTGGGATAGGAGATTGAATGGTTTTTGGTACATGAATAATGGCAAGCCTACCTTTTTAACAGGTATGCATTACTTGTATTTGCAATGGTGGAGTATAGATATTGGTTATCCTAAATTTAGGATCCCAGATTTAGAGAAGTTCTATTTTATGGACTATTGCATACAGGATCCGCTTTGTATGGGAATGCTGGAGGTTACAAAAAGACGTTTTGGTAAGTCTTTTGTGGCAGGATTGTTTGTTACAGAATACACTACCAGAACTAAGATGACCAATGGAGGTATTCAATCTAAAACAGGTTCTGATGCTAAGAAATTCTTTGCAAAAACGGTTGTAAATCCATTTAGAAGGCTTCCTAAGTTTTTTAGACCTGAATATGATATGTCTTTGGGTGTTAATCCAAAGTCAGAAATGCGTTTCCAAAAAACAAACGTAAGAGGTAAGAAGGCTGAGGAAAATGTAGATAAAGACGAGCTTGGTTCTATTATTGACCACCAATCTGCCGATACAGTAGCTTATGATGGACAGAAGTTGCATAGGTATGTGGCGGATGAGTGCGGTAAAACAACAGAAGTGAACGTTTATGACAGACATGAGGTTGTGCGTTATTGTTTACTGGATGATGAAGGTAAGGTTATTGGTAAAGCTTTATATACAACTACTGTAGAGAAACTTACATCTGAAAAAGATGGTGTTCAAGAGGCTTTTAAGTTACTTTGGGAAGAGAGCAATCAGGAGAAAAGACAAGATAATGGTACTACATCTAGTGGGTTGTATAGATTTTTTATGTCCGCAAAAAGAACAAGAAACTTTGATGATTTTGGCTTTCCTGATGAAGAAAAGACTTTTTTGCAAATTGAAGCAGATAGAGAAACGGTTAAAAACAACCCAAGAGCATTATCAGCTCGTATTAGAAAAGAGCCATTAACGATTGATGAGGCATTTAGTACAGATGCTGATGGTTGTATTTTTAATGTAATGAATATAAGTGCTAGAGAGTCTTATTTAAAAGAAAATCCGGTATTGAAAAGGCATGTTATATTTTATAGAGATATTGACCAAACGGTAAAATGGAGGAACATAAACGATAAAGAGGAAGATTTTCATTGGGTTATTACTCAATTTCCACCTGTTGGAAAAGAGAACAGTCATGTGTTTGATATTAGAACAAAGAAGCCCGGAAGGACTGATGATGGTGCAATTGCAATTGATGGATATAGTAATAGTCAGGGAGGTAAATATGGTTCTAAGGCATCCGCTTGGATTGGTAGAAGGTATAATTTATTAGATCCTTCAAGTACTGGTAAGGCGATTGGTCATCTGTATGGAAGGCCTAATATTAAAGAAACACTACATGAACAAGTTCTTTTAGCAGCAGAATACTATGGTTATCAGGCTTGGTATGAGCATAACAGTGATGATTATCTTTCATACTTTAGGGATAGGGGAAGAGTTGGATATTTGGGTTCTTATCCGATTTCTACAATAGATCCGGCAAAAAGAGAAACAGCTGAGAGGTATAAAGGTTTCCCTACTACCCCTTTTAGCCTTACAAAACAAGCTGATGTAGGAATCATGTATTTTGAATCACATATTGATTCTATAGATTTTGAGAACTTATTAGAGGATGCCAAGAAGTTTGATCCAAATAACAGAACTGACTACGATATTACTGTTTCTTTTTTAATGCTTATCGTTTGTTTAATGGAACCTGTCATCAAGCCTGCGAAAAGAGAACCTTTGGTAAAAAGCTATGTTCCTTCTTTTAATTAATTAAAATTTTATTAAATTCTGGAGATTTAGTATATTTGACACAAAATATATTCAAATTGGCAGAAAGTCCTTTATACATATCCTCGGCAAATAGTAGTGGACAGTCGCTTAAAGACTTCCAAATTACTACTGATGTAGCGTCTAAAAAAGATTATTTATACGGTAAAAATGTTGCCCAAAATATCTATTCTACAATTTATGGTAACCAAACTTATTTTTGGTTAAGAAACAATAGATTTAGAAAAAACAGACAAATTGCCAACGGTAAAGTAGACATGAGTGTGTTTATGGACCGATTGGAAATGAATGGTAAAGCCAATTTTGTAAATATTAACTGGAAATCAATTATTATTGGCAATACTATTGTTGCTAGATTAGTTGGTTCTTGGATGAGTCGCAAAGAAAAAATTACTGTTAATGCCAATGATAGCGCATCTGCAATGTTAAAACAAAGACAAGCAGATGAGGCAGAATTTTTATACAGAAATAAAGAAACTCTTGCTCAATTACAGCAAGAATCGGGTGTTGAAATTATCCCTAAAGATAAATTTGTTGCAGAAGATAGGGATGAGTTAGATCAATGGATAATGGAGTTCAATCATTTGCCAGAAGAAATATTATACAGCATTGGTTGTAATAATGTTTTTGAAGCTAATGGATGGAACGATGTTTTGAAACAAAGGTTATTGCATGATTCAGCTGAGGTTGGATTAGTTTGTACATATACTTGGATGGATGAAGAAGGTGAAGTTCATGTTCAATGGATTAGACCTGAAAATGCTATCTATTCATATTCTGATTTTCCTGATTTTAGAGATACGACATACAGAGGTCATATTCTTTCAATGAAGATTAGTGAAGTAAGAGCGAGATATAGCAAAGCAGCAGGAGGAACTCTTTCTGAGGAAGATATATTTTTGTTAGCACAATCTTCAAAAGAGTATCAACTTACTGATAAGATTAAGTGGATGCAAGATTGGAATGTTTCTTGGCTAAGACCTTATGACGAGTGGAATATTGATTTGATGAATTTTGAAATTCGCACATTAGATTCTGATGGTTATACTGTTACTAAAACTAAAAAGAATGGTAGCACTATTATCAAAAAAGGAAAGCCAGAAAAATTAGATGAAAATCAAGAATATTTAGAAGAGAAAAAGTGGAATATTTATCATGGTGTTTATTGCCCGGTTACTCAAACAATGATTCATTGGGGTGTCAAGAAAAACATGATTCGTCCACAAGATCCAAAAGAAATAGGTAACGCAGAGTTTTCTTATAGCTTTTATATGTATGATCCTTATGACATGCGTAACGTAGCTGTACCAGAAAAAATTGAAGAGCCTATTGAGCAAATGATTTTAGCTAGATTAAAGATACAACAACTTGTAGCTAAAATGGTACCAGCAGGTGCGGCAATTGATGTTGATGCATTACAGGAACTTGACTTAGGTTTAGGTGATTCTGTAAAGCCTATTGATGTTCAAAAGATTTGGGAGCAAACAGGTAAGCTTTATTATCGCGGTAGAGATGCTGAAGGTAATCGTATTCCTGTTCCAATTACAGAATTAGCTAATACAGGTTTTTCACCTCAATTACAAGCTTTAATTCAGTTATATCAATTCCATTATCAAGTATTAAAAGATGAATTAGGTGAAGATCCTAATTTAATGAATCAGGCTGCGCAACCAAGAGTAGCTGCTTCTAATATTGAGGCTTCAAGAGTTTTAGCGAATAACGCTACAGAATATATGTATGATGCATATATTTATGTAATGGAAGAAACAGCTAAAAAAGTTGCTTGCTTAATTAATAAAAGCGTTACGCATGGTGCTAAAAAATACAGCGATTTATTAAACCAAGAAGATGTAAAAGATAGAAACTTTGTTGCTTCTATTAAGATGATGCCTGACGATGTACAAGTTGCTACATTACAAGCAATGATGAACAATGCTGTTGCATCAAATCCTCAGTTAGTTATTTACTTAGATCCATTCAAAGCAATGAGAATGGCTAAGGAAAATGTAGAACTTGGAGAATTGTATTTTAGACAAGCTCAGAAAAGATTTATAAAAACTGAGCAAGAAAAAGCTCAAATCAATTCTCAGCAAAATGCAGAAGCTCAACAAGCTAGTATTCAAGCTAAGATGCAAGCGGATAGCGCTCTTGAACAGCAAAAGTCTTTAACTAAGGAAAAGGAGATAATTTTACAAGGTGTTTTTGATCTTGCAAAAGCGAATATACCTGTACCGGCAGAACTTCAGACTTTGGTTGCAAATATGTTGCAGAATGTAACTGTTCCAATTGCTGTTCAAAATCAGCAACAACAGAAAGCCTTGGCTCAACAGCAACAAGCTGAAATGGAGCAAATGCAACAGCAAGAAATGGAACAAGGTCCTCAAGAACAACAAATGGAACCTGAAATGGAACAACAAATGGAAACACAACAATAAATAAACTATAAAATAAAAAAAAATGGCAACGGTAAGCAAGCTCTTAATAAGACTTCAAAAATTTAGTTCTAAAATTAGTACAGTTGTAGATGCAACTGATTCTTTTAATGCTAATAGTAGTTTTTACCAAGATTTATCTGGTTGGGACTCAGCTGTAGTTCAAGTAGTAACTCCTTCTGGCGCAATTAATTTTACCACAACAAATGATGATGGTTCAATTGAAGGTCAATTATTACCAGCTCCAGAAGTACCTATTAACTGGGTTACGGTTTTAGGTGTTAACTTAACTACTAAAACAGACGTTTCATCAATTAATGCAAGCGGAATTGTGGCATTTGGCATTATTGGTAAATATTTAAAAATAGCTTAAAATAAAATAAAATGGCAAATTACGCATACGTTTTATCTAAAAATACATACCCAACAGCTCAAGAAGCTTATAATGTTGGGGTTTTACAAGGAACCAGAATAGTTTATGCAACCACAGCAACTTTGACTGTTGCTAATATTCTATATGCTGAAAGTGATTTGATACAGCCAATCTATGGGAATGGTTCTGATTGGTATGGTGTTCAATTACTAACAAATACTGGTGTTAAGTATGCCATTACAATTGATGTAGATGGCTCTATAGTTATAGATTAATAACGAAAAACAAAATAAGCATTTATGCTAGAAAATCAAGACATGTCAGCTCCAATAAAGCTGGCAGAAGGTTACAATCCGTTTTCGGATGAAGATGTTGTACCGCAAGTGCAACCGCAAGTAGAAGTAGCCCCTACTGCAAACGAACAACAAATCGTTGATAATTCACCTAACACATCTCCGGATTCAATCGTTAGTGATAATCAACAACAAACACAACAGGCCGATTATTCTACTTTTAATCCAGATTCTTTTATAAAAGAAAGATTTGGATTTGATACAGTAGATGAAGCAGAGCAAGAGTTCATGAGATTAATTGAAGAAAGGGAGCAAGCTCCTAGTTTTGATTTTTCTGATGATGTTAGTAGAACTTTGTTTGATGCAATTAGAGAAGGTAAAACTGATGAAGTTTATCAAATTTTAAACGAACAAAAAAAACTTGATAAATTAACTAGTTCTGAATTAACAACAGAAATTGCTGCTGAAATTGTGAAAACAAATATTCAAAACAAGTTTAAGGATTTAAGTGCAGATGAAGTTGATCTTTTATTTTATGATCAATTTTTCGTACCTTTGAAACCTGAACAAGGTTATGATGAAACTGATGAGGATTATGCTGATAAGTTAAAGACATGGCAGGCACAAGCTGATTACACAGAGAAACGTCTGATGATTGAAGCAAAAGTGCTTAGGCCGGAAATAGCGAAGTTAAAAAGTGAAATAAAACTACCAGATATTTATAATGAGGCCGGTAGAGAAGCGGAATATCAAGAGGAATTTGAATATTTGCAACAAGCTAGGTCTGTTTATGAAAGAACGCTGGATTCTGAATTTCAATCTTTCAATGGGTTTAATGTTTCGGTTAAAGACGATGATGTTGAAATACCGATTTCATTTAACGTAGCGGAAGATGAGAGATTAGCATTAAAGCAGGAACTATCAGATTTTGATGGCGAAGCTTATTTAGAAAACAGATGGTTTAACGAGGAAGGAAAGCCAAATGTTAGACAAATAATGGCCGACAAATATGTTCTTGAAAATTTGCCTAGAATTTTGCAAAAGGTAGCGAATGAAGCTGCATCTCAAAGATTGTTAGCTCATTTAAAGAAAAGTGGTAATATTAACCTTAACCAAACCCCCACTCCGCAAGGAACGGCTCCAAGTCTAAATCCAAATTCTGCTATTCAAGAGCAATTGGCTAACTGGGCTTTTAGTTCGTAACTTAAATATTACCCTTGGAGAAGGTGTTAAGATTAAAAACTAAATATTATGGCAGGAATACCTACCTCTAATATTCTGCAACCGGGTGCAATATCACTCCAGTCCCAGAATCGTCAACTGATGGTTGACTTACAATTATTAACCCCACAGTACTACAAGCAGTACACTCAAAAGTACGGTAACGAAGATTTTACTTGGTGGTTAGCAGCTCATAGCGGCATGGAAGAAGTTAAAAACTTAAACTACTTCTGGTTTGAAAACCGCGGTAAATTAATGCCGGGTGTTACAAACGAATCAACTGTAGCAGCAGGTGTTGGCGCAACTTTAACTTTAACTCTTGGTCAAGAAGCGTACTACAACAATGGTACTCAATCTCCACTTAGATTAAAAGAAACATTGCGTGTTGCTTCTTCAAACGTAGAAGGTGTTATTATCTCAATTGATGATACAACTCCTTATGCTTTCACATTTGAAGTTGCTCCTAAGCAAACTGGTCAGCGTTTTGCTTCAGCTGGTGTTAACTCATTACTTGCTGGTGAAGTTTTATTATTTGGCGGTGACGCTGATGCTGGTGAAGCTTCAACTCAAATCAATCCTTTAATCCAATTGGATCAAAGATATGATAACTATGTAACAGAAATTCGTGATGGTTGGAGCAATACCGACTTAGCACAAATGGCTGAAACATATTATGAGTTCCCTGTATCTCCTGATATGGCTGCAAACGGTGCTACTGCATTTACATACAAAGGTATGTACAAAACACTTGTGCGTTTCAAAAACAACGTAGAAGCTAAATTAATGCGTGGTAACTTACAAAACAATAACGCTATTGATTCTAATTCTCAAGGTTCTGTTGGTATCATCCCTAAAGTAGTTGCTGACGGTGAAACTGTTGGTTACACTCCGGGTACACTTGATATCGCTAAACTTCATGAGATTACTCGTATCATGGACGTTAATGGTTGCGCTAAGCAATCTGCTTGGTTGTGTGATATCTTCCAAAGACAAGACTTCAGTGATGGTATCTTCTCTGCATACCCTGCTGGTGCTTTCGTTTATGGTCAAGGCGAAAAGTCAAAAGAGGCTTCTGTTGCTTATGGCTTCCAAGAAATCTTCATTGACGGTTACTTATTATCTGTTAAGAAGTACTCTCAATTCAACACTGAGGTTACAACTGGTTTAACTCCTAACGTAGATTACTTCCGTAATTTCGGTCTAATCTATCCAATGGGTGAAACTAAGGATGCAAAAACTGCTCAAGCTTACAAGAACATTACTATCATGTATCAGCAGCCTCCTGTGGGCGGTACTGTTGGTAACGGTATTCGTGTATGGCAATTTGGTGGTGGATCTCCTAATCCAACAGATGGTACAATGACTAATCAAATCGCAATGATCACTTATCGTGGTACTCGCGTTTGTGCAGCAAATCAGTTTATCATCCTTCAAGGTAACTAATTTTTAATTACCTTTAATTAATCGGGTAGCGACAACTTTATTGATTGTCGCTACCTATTTTAAACATATAAAAACCATTTTATGGCTCGTTTAAAGGCAGTTGGCATACAAGAAGCCAATTTTTCACAACAAAGTGAAGCAGTACAATCAAGACAATACGAAGAATCTACAGCAGCACTTAATGATGCTCCCGTAGCTACCGGTAATACTTTTAAAATTTTCAAATTATCAGATACCAAAAAAAATGGTAAATACCACATGGAAGGTATTGATGATGTTTGGAATGAAAAGAAGGGTAGAATGGAGAGAATTAGACTTTTGAGAGGCTATCCAAGCATTTGGGTTGAGGATCAAAAAGGTCTAGAAAAATCATTCGTAGAGCAAAATAGAAGAAGTTTAATCTTTGATAGAAGGGTTTTAAGAGTAGCAGAATATGATGTAGAAGCTCTTGAGTTTTTAAGTCTATGTAATGCAAACCTTGATAACCAAAATAGAAAAGGAACAAGAAAAGTTACATTTTTCCAATGGAATCCTCAAAGAACAGCAGAACTTGAACGCGCTAAGAGAGTTGCTAAAGTTGAAGCTATTAAATATGCTTCATTAGCTTCTGACGAAGAAATGCGTAAGCACTGTAATTATCTTGGAATTTCATTTGTAGATGAATTAGGTATGCCTAAATCATTGGAAGCATTAAGAAACGACTATGAGCTTTACGCTGAGGCGCAACCTAATAAGTTTATGCAAAGCGCTGGTTCTAAAGAAGTTGAAATAGCTTACATTGTTAAAAAAGCATTAATTGACAATAAAATAGATACTACTACTAAGAAAGGTTCTGCTTATTGGTCAGGTGATGGTGGATTTATCTGCAAAATACCTTCAGATAAAAAACCGCAAAATTACTTGGTTGAATTTGCAATGTACCCTCAAGATGAAAGTAAGGCATTTTTAGAGCAATTAAAGAAGCTAGTTTAATACTTTCCCTCCAAATATAAGAAGCCCTCGTAACCTAAAAATTACGGGGCTTTTTTATTACTTTTTCGTATATTTGTTGTATAACTTATTTCAATGAATGTTAATGATGTATATCGTATTTGCCAGTATGCGGTTAATAAGGCGCAGAATGGCTATTTAACTCCGGCAGAGTTTAATCTGACTATAAATCAAGCGCAGATTTCATATCAAGATTATCTATTGGGTGAATTTCAGCAATATCAATACGGAAGGCCTCAAGCTAGAATAAATTATAGTCAAAATGAAAACACTAGACAAAGGTTAACCCCTTTGATTGCAGAATCTACTTTGACTATAAATAGTGGAACTGGAGTTGCTCCAGCACCAGCTGATTTTTTGCAAGTTGATGCTATGTGGAAGTCTGACGGATTGCACAGAATAAGATTTGTTTCTCAAGATAAATTGTATTCTTATTACAATAGTCAAATTGATCCAATTGCGGATAATCCAATATACTTGTTAGAAAATAATCAATTTCAGTTTTACCCTAAAACATTAGGTACGGCTGTTTTGTCTTATGTAAAATCTGCCCCGGCTATTGTTTGGGCATTTACTACAGTAAGCGGTAGACCTGTTTATAATTCTGGCGCAAGCGTACAGCCTGTTTGGGCTGAAATAGATATTCTTGAAATTATTACTCGTGCATTAAAGTTAATTGGATTAAATTTACAAGACGGAGCGGTGATGCAATATGCTAATCAAATAAACCAAACTGGACAATAATGACTAGGTATCAATTAATAGAAAGAATATTAAGGCAAATATATAACGGGCAGCCGTCTGATGATTCTAATATCACATATGGATTAGTTAACCAATGGTTAAATGATGCTATTGGGGCAGCTGCAAGAAAAAATTATACTGATAATATACAGATAGATGGTATATCTTATATCAATAATTCATTCTATACTACTTTTAAGAATTTAGATATAGAAGCTGAAACCGTAGATAATGTAACTTACAGGGTTGATTTACCATCAATACCCGTTGCATTAGGTAAAAACGAAGGAGTTGCTACATTACAATTTGTAGGGGATAAAAAAACATCTCAAACAGCAATTCCATTAAGCATGAATCAGATTGCTTATCAAGAGCAGTTAAGACCTATTCAGAATAAAATAGCATATTGGGTTGAAGGTAAAAACATTTATGTAAAAAGCTCAATACCTTTGACATCATATAAAGCAACAATTAGAATGGTTAGTGGTGGTAATTCAACAGATTTGGATTCAACATTAATTATTCCTGATGATTATATGCCAGTAGTAATAGAGTATATTAAAGGTCAATTGGTTTTTGAAAAGTCAAGGCCTATAGACCAAAGTAATGATGGAGTAGATAATAATAACTAAAAATAACAACCAATGAAACCAATTAGAGATTTTGTTTTAGTGAAACCATTTATGGCTGATGAAATTACAGAAGGCGGATTATTTATCCCTGAAGGATTTAGGGAAAGAAGTAGCAAAGCAAAAGTAATTTCTGTAGGTCGCGGAACTGCTAAAGTAAAAATGGAAGCCAAAAAAGATGATTGCATTTTCCATATTAAGGGAGCAGGAGAGCCTGTTGTTGTAAATAATGAATTGCATTTTTTGATTCGTCATAACGATATATTAGCTTATTTTTCAAATAATTAAAAATGTCCCAAGTAAGAAATTACATAACATTAGATTCAGTTATCAATGATTACATTGATGAAAGTGAACAGTCAGTACACAAATATGCTAAATTATATAATATAGCTGTTAGAGGTATGGAAAAACTAGGGCTTGACTTTTTTTATAAAATAAGAACAGTTAAGGTTCCAGTTGACACAACCAATTATACTGCACAATTACCTAATGATTATATAAGCTATACTAAAATAGGTGTATTAAATTCAGTTGGGGAAATTATTCCTTTAAAGTTTAATAGTAAAATGACATTTTACGGGGATCAACAGCCAAACAGATTGGCTTTGACTCAAGATGATACTTTGGCAACATGGTATCAGACAGACTTGCCATTATGGTTTAATTACTGGGACGGCTATGGTTTCCAAAATATTTACGGATTGCCAAGTGGTTCTCCATTTGTAGGTCAATTTAACATTGATGATTCAAATGGTGTTGTTCTTTTAAATCAGTATTTTTATTATTCTTATTTAATGATAGAATATCTATCTAGCGGAAATCCAGAAGAAACGTTTTCTATACCTATTCAATTTAGAGAAGCTTTGCTTGCATGGATTTCTTGGAGAGATATAGCATCTATGCCATCTACTAGAAGAGGTAATTTAGGTGATAAGAGAGATAGAAAGCAGGAATTTTATAATCAAAGAAGAATAGCTAACGCTCAATTTAAACCTTTATACTTAATGCAAGGATATGAATTGAATTTAGATACACAAAGAATGACTGTTAAGGCATAAGATATGATAATAAATACTCCCTTTAGTGGTAAATTAAACCTAGATGATGCAGAATACAGAATTAGTAATAATGATTATGTAGATGCATTGAACGTCACAAAAGACGCACAAGG